ACCTGATGCGGCATTATCGGGAAATAGAAGGTCTGGAGCCGCCGGAAAGTCTATCCCAGGCGGCCGGCGAGATAATCCGGCTGGCGGCCAATGTTACAGGTGAAATGCGGCCGGAAGACATCCCCCTGGCTCCCGGGGTAAACCTGGCGGCCCTCAAGGCCGGAGACGAAGACCCCCTGGAGGTAGTGGTGGAGATCCCCGCCGGCAGGAGCAAGCGGGGCTGGAACTATCTCCCCGAAACTATCAAGAAGATCGCCGGCGAGGTGGCCGCAAAGACAGCAACCGGTTTCCTGGGCCACCAGGACCCGGACAAGGTTGATCATGAGTTCCCGATGCCTGTGACCCACTGGGTCGGGGCTCTCTGGCACGACGGCAAGGCCTATATCAGGGGCGTGGTGGATGCCGCCGCGAAGGATCTCAAACGGTGGATCAGGGCAAACAGGGTTAACCAGGTAAGTATCTTCGGGATACCGACGCTGAGGCAGGCTGGCGGAGAAACCCAGGTGGTGGATTATCAGCTTTTGTCTATAGACTGGACGCCCCTGGACCGGGCGGGTATGCCTACTCGGATTGTGGCGGTCGGAGAAATGGATAGTATCGTCGGGGCCGTTGACCCCGGAAAAATCAATGGAGGTGGTAAACAGATGACACTGGCGGAACTATTGGCGGAACTTCGCAAGCTCGGGGTTAAGCCCGGGCAGATAATTGGCGAAATGGGCTGGGATGTGAAGACCCTAGCCAAAGAGCTTGGATGGGAACTGGACAAGGTTGCCGGGGAGATCAGTACCGAGCGCTGGAGCCAGCTGCAGGAGATGGTCAAGGCCGTGGGTGAGATGGCTCAAGTGTTCGGCCTGGGACAGGACGTCAAGCTGACCGACCTGGTGGGCGCCGTAAAGGCAGCCCGGGAAGCCCAGCAAAAGGCGGCCATGGCCGAGCATGAGAAGCTGGTAGACAAGGTAATCGGCGAGATGGTTGTTGCCGAGGCGGCCCGGCCGCTGGTCAAGCGGATGCTCCAGGTGCCTGCGAACGCCGATGAGGCGGCCATCAAGAAGGCTGTTGGTGAAATGCTGGAGGCCGAAGATGTCAAGAAAGCCCTGGCCGGCGTGTTCAAGGATATCACGATCAGCCCGAAGGCCGGGCGGCAGGATAATGCGAGCGGGCTCCGCGTCAAGCGGGTCGCAATTTAACCGGAGGTGAATTAAATGGGACGGAAGATTTCTGACGGCAAGTCGGTAAAGGTTACGGTGCTACAGAGCACCACGATTGAGCAGGGGAAGTTCTATCTGCTGGACGGCTTTTTCGGCATGGCGGTCCGGGGTGTAACTACCGGCGCCGGGGAAACTGCGGAAGCAGTCCTGAATATCGAGGAAGCAGAGTATGAAACCAGCCAGATTACCACGGCTGATGCTTTTAACAAGGGCGATAAGGTGTACTGGAACGATACTACCAAGTTGCTGACTACTCAGCCGAACAACGACGCAAGCGGCAACCCTCAGAACCGGCCGGTTGGTCGGGTGACCCAGGCCAAGGATGCCAACAACGTTATCTGGTTCTTGCTCGGACCGCAGGTCCAGGCGCATGCTTAATGGAGGTGAAACAAATTGAAGATCATCAGCATTGAAACCCTGAAGGAAGAACGCCGTAAGCAGACAATTGAGCAGGAGATCCCTTACATCTCTCCTAAAGGTGAGATGAAGACGGTTAAGAAGCGGATTGTCAACGGCGAGATGGAAGTATTCGAGCTGACCAGGCCCCTTGGTGAGATGATCACCACCCCTGATGGCCTGGACCAGATCGTCCAGAACAGCATCATCAACCTGGAACTGGGCCGGGAAGCCGTGCCTCTACTCTATGGACCTATTTACCGCCGGATAGAGGACGCAAACTTTACCGAGTATGTTGATATTTGGCCTTTCATCGGCGCCCAGGTGGTATTCCTGCAGCACATGGAGTTGGAAGAAGTCAAGTTTGGCACCCGGAAGATCGGGGCCAAGGATACGGTGCCCATCATAACCTACGCCGCGGGCTTCGAATGGACCGAGGACATGGTCCTCTATGACAAGACCTGGGAACGGGCGGAACTGGACCGGGCTATCGGCGAGGCATACAATGCTCTGTTGAACCATATCCACCTGAATCCGATTATCAGCTTCAACTATGCGGCTAAAAACAAAACGGCAGCGTCTACGGAAGGTACGACTTACCTGGAGAAGCTTCGCAACACCATCAAGGCCGGCCTGATCCACGCGAGCCAGGATAAGAATACCGATACCCGGGCACCAAGGCGGCCCAATATCCTCCTGGCCCACAGCTCCAAGCGATGGGACATCGAGGAATGCCTGCAGCGGTTGCAGATCGGCGGCACCGTTTACCCGGCTATCAGCCAGCTCGACACCCTGATCTTTTACGACGGTTGGAGTATTACGGTTGGCGAAAAGACCTATGAATACGCCGGCGTGGACCCGGGCAAGGCCTATCTTATTGAGGGCCAGAAGTATTACCGCGAGCTCGTGAAGCACGATCTGCGGGTAGACGCCGCCGGCGCCGACCTGACCCGGCTGGTGGAGCAGCAGATCGTAGCCCGGGCGCGGCGCGGTGTGGTCGCTTCGCCGGCAAACGCTGTCGAGGAATTGACGTTGCCATAAGGCGGTGACTTGAATGGCTAGATGTATCGATTGCGCCTGGTTTCCGTGGATTCCAGGTGCTGATTTTCCCAATTTACCGGCCATCCGCTGCCATCCTGAATTGAAGGCCAGGCGGTGGCTGGGGGATGCGGCCCAAGCCGAGCACGAATGTGCCCGGTACGAACCCAAAGAGGGGATAGAGCCGGAACAGGCCAGCGAGCAGGAAACCATGACCGTAGCCGAGCTGAAACAGCACATAGCCGGTATAACGGATATCGCTACACTGGAAGCTTTACTCCGACTAGAAGTGGATGGTCCGGGGCGCAAAACGGCAATTAAGGTTATAGAAGAGCGGATGGAAGAACTAAAGGCGGGTGAGGCAGATGACGCCGACACCGGAATTGAGAGCGGAACTGAGAGAACTGATTGACGAAGTTATTCCTCCCGGCGGGACTGAGGCTGATACCCGGTTTACCGACACCCAGATTGACGCCCTGCTGACGGCAGCCAGCGACATCAATGAGGCCGCGGCTAATGGCTGGACCAGGAAGGCGGCCCGTGCGATGAGCGAGAGGGGAGGCCTTGAGGAAAGCCAGGCAGGGAATGAGAAGCTTAAGTTTGTGAGTATCAAAGACTACCGCGATCACTGCTTGGCTATGGCCAAGATGTACCGGGATATGGTGCCGGGCAAGGGCTCTCGCCTGCTGGCATTTGATGCCCCAGACGTGCTAGGGATCGGTGATACTGTATGACGGCGGCCGACGCCCTCCGGGCGGCCCATGCCCGGGCAATAGCGGAAAACCCGGTCCAGATAACCGTCCAGCGCACCGAGAAAGTAGATATGGGCGGTTGCTTCGACGAGGTGGCCAGCCAGTGCGGACCGTTTACGGTGCGGATATTTCAGCAGCGAAGCGGTATTCCGCAGGATATAAACACTCTGGCCGGGACCAAGCAGGTGGATAAAAGCTGGGGTCTACTGGCCGACTACCAGGCCGACCTTCGGGCCGGGCCGAACGTTAAAGATGAGTTCGATGTACCCGGCCTGGGACATTTCGTGGTAGTGGCGGTGTATCCCCAGAAGGTGCAGGGGCAGATAGTCGGATATCAGGCCGACCTTGAAAGGGTGAGCTAGATGGCTTTCGGTGACGGCGCCCGGGAATACATCGACCGTAAGATCGCCGGCATGGTCATGCTGATGCAGAACCTGGCCGGGCATGCTGAAGGCTATATGAAGGAATATGCTCCCTGGATGGACCGCACTGGGAATGCCAGGAATGGGCTTCATGCCGGAGTGGAGATAGGACAGGATAGGTTTACCTTTTACCTTTCGCATGGCGTGGAGTATGGGGTTTTCCTGGAACTGGCCCACGGCGGCAATTATGCAATAGTCCGGCCGACGGCGGACCAATATAAGGGTAAGCTCCGGGACGAAATATTGGATTGGTGGCGGTCGGTATGAGAGAGGCAATCTGCCAAAAACTCATCGACAGTGTGCCAGAGGTTCAGGGAAAGGTTTACGAGCCCCAAGCGGCGAGAGCGGGGACGAAGCCACCTTACCTGGTGGTACGCCAGGGGGTTGAAATCGAGGACACGCCCTGGACCGGCTTCCGGCGTATTATTGAAGTCTGGCCTTACGTTGCCCGGACCACTTTCCAGAAGGTTGACGACCTGGCGGTCAAAGTGGTGGCGGCCCTCGACAAACAGATTCTGACTGATGCTGCCACCGGCGAAGTCTTTACCTGCCAGTACCTGGGCACTGTAGGGCAAGACTTCGTGGACGAAGACTGGGATGCCATCACTCGGGGACTCAGATTTGCCGTGCTGGCCCTGCAACCGGTGGCGGTGCCGGAAACGGTGGCAAACGATCCCTGGCTGGAGGCCCTGGCTGACTGGACGGAGACCATCCTGGGGACGGCCTGGACGGTGTACCGCAACGCCTGGCCCCTGGGATACAGGCGACCGGCAGTAATGTGGCGCCTGGCCGGTGTGGAGGTCCAGGAGAAGGCCCGGGCGATGTTCGAGGTGCGAAAGAGGTTTATTGGGCATGTCCTTGGGAGCACGCCGAATGAGCAAATAACCGGAGCCTTAACTGTGATCCAGGAGCTGGGCAATGCCATCAAGTTGCCTTTAGATACGGCAAATAAGCGGTATTTGACCGTAAACAACCCGGCGGTGGATTACCGGGCCGACGCTCTGACCGCTGGGCAGGTATCAGTGATCCTGAGCCGGCTGACCAACCGGCCGGCAGCAGAAGTCCCCTTGCTTATGGAAACATACGGCAGGGGAACTTTAAACGGAGGTGATTAGTTTGGGCGACCAGGAAGAAAAATACTCTCGGAATGAACTCATTAGCAATGCAAGAGCTATCTTTGACGTAATGCCGGAAGTTGTCGCGGGAGCGCTGCACGACAATGATGCCGAAGAGCTGTCCATCTCCGAGGTAAAGCAGGCGATCAGAAAGTTTCTGAAAAGGAGAGTGAGTTAATTGGCAAGCGGTGTTTGGTCCGAAACCGATCTCCCGGTAAGGCCCGGTTTTTACATGAATTTTAAAGCCGCTGCTCTGGCGGCCATCGCCACGGGGCCGAGGGGGATTGTAGCGATTCCGGTAAAAGCAAACTGGGGACCGAAGGAAACTATTGTGGAGATTGCAAGCGAGCAGGACTTGATCGACGCCTACAACATTGAAGAAGCAGGCGCCTATACTGCCTACAAAAGCATTCGGCTCGCTTTGCTGGGAGGACCTCAGTTAATCCTTGGCTACAGGCTGGCAGATTCATCTGCTGCAAAAGCGTCTTATACTTTGGTAGACACAGCGGGGACTCCGGTAAACGTAATAAGGCTTGACACAAAATACGAGACCGTCAGGCCGTTCAAAGTAACTACCAGAACGAACCCGGTGGATTCCAACAAGCAGGATATAGTTCTCTATGAGGGGACAGCGCAGCTATATGTCTTCACGTTTGCGAAAGGGGCAAACGTGGTGGACAATGCGGTTGCAGCAGTCAATAACGATACAAGAAATAAATGGATTACCGCAACGAAGCTCGATGTCGGAAATGGGGAGATCGCTAATGTTACGTCCCAAAGCTTTACCGGGGGCAATGACGGTACTGCCGGCATAGTCAATCAGGACTACATCGACGCAATGACTGCTTTTGAAGCCCGTGTATTCAACGCTTTTGCCCTGGACGGGGCGACTGACTCAGGATTACAAACGTCAGTCAAAGCCTGGGTGCAGCGCCTGCGTGACGAGGGCAAGAAGATCATAGCCTACCTTGGAGGGTCAGCCTCCGATGACGCAGATATTGCGACCGGAAATGCCAGAAGTGTCGGTTTTAATTGCGAAGGCGTTGTCAACGTGGCGGTTAGCGGGATATTGGACGGGGTAACGTATTCTAGCGCATTTGTGGCTTGCTATATTGCGGGGCTTGCATCCGGCCAGGCCCTCAAGGAAAGCATAACCTACGCCTCCACGCCGTTTGATGATGTAAGTCCGCGATTGACTCACAGCCAGGTAGTCTCCGCCTTGAATTCTGGCACTCTTGTTTTGGTGCACGACGGTACAAGAGTTAAGGTAGAGAAGGGAATAAACACTTTGACAACTCTTGGCGCTGACCAGAACAACGGCTGGAAAAAAATTAAGTTGATCCGGATTATGGACGCGATTGCGATGGATACTGCGAAGGCAGCGCAGGATAACTATATCGGCAAGGTGTTGAACAATGAGGACGGACAGACAGCTCTGCTGAATGCTATCAAAAACTATTTTGAAACGTTATCCCCGGACCTGATAGCTCCCGGGTTCATCGTTGAAACGGATACCGAGCGGCAGGCTACCGCTGAATCGGATCAGTTTTTCTGGAGGTACTCTGCCACTCTGGTTGACTCTATGGAGCAGATATTCGGTACCGGGTACATCACGGCTTAAGGAGGTGGGTTAAAAATGGCTCTTGACGCAAGCAGGACGATCCTGGGGACCTATGGCCAGGTCTTCATAGATGGAATATGGCAGACCAACATCAACCACCTGGAGGCAAATGTAGAGATCCAGAAGCGGGAATTAAACCTTTCCGGCGACCCTTGGGTGAGGCACAAGAAGGGACCTATGAAGGGCACCGGCACCATGAGCGGTTTCAAGGTGACCAGCGAAATGATTCAGCGCGGGTTCAGCAAGTTCGAGATTGTTTCTAAACTGGCAGACCCAGAAGCATACGGTTGTGAGCGCATCCGGCTGATGAATGTCATGCCGGACCGCCTTCAGCTGGCAAACTGGACAGCCGGCGAGGAAGTGACCGAGGAAATACCCTTCACCTTCGAGGGGTACGAACCTTTGGATCCCATTGTGGCAAGTTAAGGAGGTAATCATGGATTTGGAAAAAATGAGTGAAGAACAAATTTTGCAACGGCTGCTTGATGCTGATACTGTGCCGGAGAAAACAGTCAAGCTGGAACGTCTGGGTATCCCGGTAACCCTCCGGGGTCTCACAGGGAAACAGGTGTTTTCAATCAGGGAGCGGTGCACCGAACGCAAGGAGCGCCGGGGCCAAGTGACGGAACGGCTGGATGAAGAGCAGTTCAACTGCGCCCTGATAGCGGCCGCCACCGTGAAGCCGAACTGGGGTGACCAGAAACTGCTGGCCAAGTTCCAGGCCAGCGGTCCGGAAGAGGTCATCAAACGAATCCTTCTTGCCGGCGAGTTGGCGGCCCTGGGGGATGCGGTTCTGGACCTTTCCGGGTTTAATACGGAATTGGAAGATGTAAAAAACTGATTAAGTCCGGGGGCCTCGCAGGGATGCTGTGCTTCATGTGGGTACGGCATCACCTGCGCCCCGGAGAGTTTTGGAATTTGCCGCGGGGGGAGCAACTGTTGTTACTGGCTTTTACAGAAAAAGAAATAAAAGAATTAAAGTGGTTTAATCAAGGGTAATCCCTTTTTCTTTTAATTTTTTCGTTAACTCTTCATGATATTTGACTATAGTCGCCTTGCTAATTTCCTTGGCAAACTCAATAAGTAATTGCATGGATATGGCCTCTTCCTTCATATCCGCAGGCAATAGGGTTAATGAAGATGAGTTGTACTGATTGGTTCTGATTTTATTAAACATGTATTTGTTGACCTCTACAAGAGCTTCATAAGACAACTTTTCAAAATCCATATAAATCACCATTCTTTTTATTTTTTGCTTTGGAATTCGGCAAAAGGTTTTAAATTCCTTTCGGAAGGAGGCGAAACGGCGTGGCCGAAAGGGAATTTTACCGGCTTGACCTGGTTATAAACACCACCGGCGACGAGCAAACCAAAGGCAAATTGAAAGCGATGGACCGGTTCATTGAGCAGACCCGCAAGCGCGGGGAGATGCTCAACCGGATGAGGATGAGTCCAGCAGTACAGCTTATAGACCGTATTTCTGCGCCGCTTCGTACTGTTGAGAGAAACCTGAACCGGTTAAGTGCCGTTAAAAAAGTGACAATTGAAGCGGTGGACCGGACTACCAACGTGGTCCGACGTATCACCGGCGCCCTGACCAGCCCGCTGGCCATGCTGGGGGCCGGCGCCGGGGTGGCCGGGCTGATCGGGTACCCGCTAAAGCTGGCCGGGGAGATGGAGCAGGCTAATATCGCTATGGAAACCATGTTGGGCAGCACTGAAAAGGCCCAGAAATTCTTGAGCGATTTGGCCGACTTCGCGGTTAAAACACCCTTCGAGATGCCGCAGCTGAGGGATGCCTCCCGGCGCCTTTTGGCCTTTGGCTTTTCTGCAGAAAGCGTGATCCCGACTCTGACCGCCCTGGGGGATGCCGCCTCCGGTCTCGGCCTGGGCGAAGAGGGCCTAAACCGGATTGTGCTGGCACTCGGCCAGATGCGGGCTAAAGCTAAAGTTAGTGGAGAAGAAATGTTACAGCTGACCGAAGCGGGAATCCCGGCGTGGGATATCCTTTCTAAAAAAATGGGGATGGCTACCGCTGACGTAATGAAGCTATCCGAAAAGGGGCTCATTCCAGCGAGTGAAGCCATAGATATGCTGGTTTCGGGCATGGAAGAAAGATTCCCGAACATGATGGAGAAACAATCGCGGTCACTGTTTGGCCTGCTTTCTACATTAAAAGACTTTGCAAATCTGAAATTCTTTTGGGCCTTCGGCGAAGGCATCCGGCAGGCGGCGGTGCCGGCCCTGCAGAAGTTCATTGATATGTTGTCAGGAAATGAAGAAGGCATGAAGAAGGTCCAGGAACGTTTAACGGAACTGGGACGGACAGTTGGTACCTGGGTTGTGGACAAATTCGAGGCGTTTTATCGTTGGGTAGAAAAGCTATCCAACGATGAGATGTTTAACAAGATGAGTTTTGGCGACAAGCTGATCTATGTGCTTAATCAGGGGCTTGATGCGGTTAGTAATTGGCTAAACGGAGAAGGCGGGAATAAGTTACAAGCAATTTCAGCAAAGGTCGGAGAGATATTGTCAGTAGGTTTAGAAGCAATGGCGCCAAGTATTGCAAAAGCTGCAATAGCAATTGGTAAAGCCATCGGAAGTGCTATTTTGTCTGGATTTGGTGAAGCATTACAGGAAAGTTTTCTCGGATCAATAATACTTGGTGCTTTAGGTGGTGCTGCAATAGGTTCTGTAGTGCCAGGAGTAGGGACGGCTGCCGGTGCTGTAGCTGGCGCCGGATCCGGATTGATAACCTATGGAGCATCCAAAGTTATGGGTGTATTTAGTGGCGAAAAACACGCCACCGGCGGTATTTTTACACGCCCCCACCTGGGGCTTGTGGCCGAAGCCGGACCAGAAGCTGTTATTCCGTTGTCGGCTAAACTGCGGCCACGGGCGCTAAATCTATATCAGGAGACGGGCAAACAACTAGGTGTTCAATCGTATGCTACTGGTGGATTTGCTGGCCCTATACCGGCTATGCCAGCGGCGGCTGGTGCAGGTAATACTGTAATTGTTTACCCTCAAGGTAGTATAAGCATTCAAGTCAACAATCAAGAAATTAATTACGATGCCCTGGCCTTGGAAATTGGCTGGCGCTTTGTTAAGCCGATTAAACAAGCGCTTGAGAATCGGTAAGCAGGATTATCTTTCCAAGTATAGAAACCTTCATACAATTATTGTTTGGAGGTGTTTTAAGTGAATATTTTATTATTTATTATCATTTTGTTGCTTTTGATTATGTTTTTATCAAAGGGTCGAAAAGATATGGAAAGGTTTTTTGAAAAAAATGATCTCCCGAATGGAGAAAAGGTTAACCTTTATACATGGAGCGCCCGAGCAATCTTAATTGCTTTAGTAGTAATGATTTTGGTTTTTGTTATAACTAAAGAGGCGCTTGATGCGATAGCCTGGATGTTTATAGCTTTGTTTATAGTTGCTTGGGGCGGTCCATATGCTCAATATGCAATTGCATGGAATTTTATGACGGATAAGAAAAAAAGAAAATAAAACAGGTGATCCCTATGGACATATACCTCATCGACCCTGCCGGTCCCCAGCTTCACCTGCCGGTCAACCCCGGTGAAGTGACGATCAGGCGGGAAAAAGCAATAGAGACAGTCAATATTATAAACATCGGGGAAGTTGATTTTCCAATCGGTGAGAGGGTGAAAGAAATTGCCTTCTCATCTTTTTTCCCGGCGGAATATGACCCTTCGTATTGCCGGTATGCAGACCTGCCAGATCCCCAGGAGGCCATGAATCAGCTAACGGCCTGGATGATGAAGAGAGGCCCGGTAAGGCTGATAATCACAGACACTATTGTTAACGTTCTGGTGCTGGTCTCGGTTCACCAGAGCATTTTCAGGGGCGGGGAACCCGGAGATGTCTATTTTGACTTGACCTGCCGGACCTGGCGGGAGGTGAAAGTCAGGACGGCAAGGGAGGCGACGGCCCCGGTGGATTCCGGCGGCGTAGCGGTAGAACCGAGGCCGGACCTAAAGCCGGTGCCTAAGATATACGAAGTGAAGCCGGGGGATTCACTCTGGGCCATCGCCAAGCTCAATTTTGGCGACGGGAGTAAGTGGAGTGACATATACGCTTTGAATAGAGACAGAATTGGCCCTGATCCCAACCTAATTGCAACCGGCCTGCAGTTGGTGATGCCGGCATGATTAACCCCGGCCTGCAGAAATATGAAGTTGTCCTTGATAACAAATATTTCCTCCGGGAAATCATTGAAAGCATTATCCTGGAGGAATCCTTGGATGAAATAGCTTACAGGGCAACGGTCAAAATGGTAATTACGCCAGATTTTCCGGGCATTGCCCCGGGCCAAGAGTGTCGGGTGTCCGGCATCCCCTTCGGCGGCTCCAGCATGGTCTACTTGCTCCATCCGGGAGTGGTCTGGGAGTGCGAAAGCGAGACCAGGGGGCAGAAGCACTTGACGGCAACGATCTACGACCGAACGATCTATCTTGCTAAGAGTGAAGACGAATATCTTTTCCCAGCCGGCTCTACAGCCAGCCAGCGGCTGCAGCAATATGCCTCCGACTGGGGAATACCTTTGGGTCAGGTACCTGATACAAGCGTGCCCCTGGCCAAAGCGGTCTATAGAGCACAGTCAATTTGGAACATGATTATGGCCGACCTTAAGGAGACCGTAGCCAAAGGCGGGGATATGTACCGGCCCCGGATGACCCCGGACGGCCTGGAACTGGTCAAACTGGGAAGCAATGAAACGGTTTGGGTGCTGGAGTTAGAACAGAATATCGAGGAGTTAACCCAGCGGCGGACCCTGGAAGGTACGGTGACGCAGGTCAAGGTTCTGGGCAATGCCTCAGAGGACCAGCGTTCTCCGGTGCTGGCCTTGGTAAAAGGGGAGACTGGCAAATACGGCACCCTGCAGAAGGTGCTGAGCGACAGCAAAATCACTACTTCCGGAGAGGCGCAGACGGCCGGTCAAAAGATGCTTACCGGAATGCAGGAGACGTTTAATGTTACCGGCCTAGATATCAATACTATCCGGGCAGGAGATAAGGTACAGTTAAACGGCATGGAACTTTTGGTGAAGTCGGTCCGGCATGAACTCGGCAGCCCCGGCCATATGGCACTGGAACTTACCTGGCCGGAAGTAATCCGGCGGGAGGTGTACGACTATGGCGGACCCGTTTAAGCAGCTTGCTTCCCTGCTGGATATGCGTATGGCTAGCCATGCCGCCCGGGCCGTCTCCGGGGTGCCGTGCGAGCTGGGGACCATCACGTCATCTGGGTTAAAGTTGGACAGCTTTAAGCACGAGATTAAGGATTACTTAGTAGCAGATTGGCTGGTGAAGATACATTTCCCGGCCTTTTCTCTTATCGGTACATCGACTTCTCCGGTGGATGACCAGGGCAATCCATTGCCCGGTGCTTCTACAAGCCCGTTAACCCGGTATGACTTCCAGGCTAAAGAGGTTGACCAGGTAAGGTTGGAGTTAAAAGCTGATCTAAAGCCTGGAGACCGAGTATTAGCCGTGCCGGTCAACAGCGGACAGGATGCGGTAGTGATTGCGAAGGTGGTGCCCAATGCCTAACCTTTTCCCAACCGAAACCGTAACGGCGACG